TGCGGATAATCATATTCCGTAACATACCTTCCTGAGTACGCAGATTGATGACGACGGAGAATTTATCGAATTTAAAACCATGGGTTCGAAACGTTATGCCTACCGGGATATTGACGGAGAATTACATCTGACAGTAGCGGGTGTTCCAAAAAAAGAGGGATTACAATGTCTGCATGGAACACTACGTGAATTTAAAAAAGGGAAAATTTTCCGAAACGAGGGGTTTGCAAAATGGAAAATGCGTCCGGAATACATTAACAATGAAGAAATCAAAATCTTGCATCTCATGGGGTCTGACATAGAGTATAGCTCTGGAATTATCCTGCATGAGACAGAATATGAACTGGATCACACGATTCCATATGACAAGGAAACAGGAATGCCGTGTGACTTCGAAATCAGCCAATACAGCGATTTTTAGGAAAGGAATGATAAACATATGCAATGGGTGTCAAAAAACACGTATTTGAAGCAATCAGAAATGGAAAATAATGCACAGATCATCTATGGGATTTTTAATTCCCTGGGGTACAATTTTAACACTATCTGTGCAATCTTAGGGAACATGCAGCAGGAAAGTACGTTATCTCCCATTTTTGCGGAACGAGGAGGCAGAGGGTATGGACTACTACAATGGACTCCTAAGTCTGACTTGACAGATGCATGTGCCAAACTTGGATTATCGCCATATACAGACGGTACCGTGCAATGTCATTGTCTCGATGGCGAATTATTTAAGCTGGGAGGTCAATGGTATTCTACCCAGGCATATATCAACAATTATAAGCGTTCTGGTGCATCAGACGATATGGTTGGACTTACCCCGGAGCAGTTTAAGACAAACGCAAAGAATAAGGGTGTCAACTGGTTGACAACAGCTTTCATGGCGTGCTATGAGAGACCAAGTTATGATCCAAATACAAACTATATCAATAAACGTAGAACATATGCAAATAACTGGTATCAATTTTTATCAGGTGTTACACCTCCGCCAGAACCGCCAACACCCGGAGGAGGCGGAGAAGTCTGGAAAAAGATCTGGTTTCTGTATGCCGGAACAGATGATTTTCGAAAAGGAAGATAAAAAACATCAATACAGCGGTTAAATAAGATCATTGAAATTAAGAAAGGAGGTTGTTAGAATGTTATTATCAGCTACAAATATGTCAGCAATACCGATCTGGTTATTAGGATGTTTTCTATTTGCATTATTAATCATCGGTATTGTCAAATTTTTAAGAAGGAGAAAATAATGCAAAAGTGGAGACTTATATTTGACGTGACATGGGAAGAAGGAGAACCTCCCAAACGTCAGATCTTCGAAGCAAGGGAAGAGCTGCAGTTTGTCTTGCAATTAGCACAGACTTTGGACGCTTGCAAAACAGTAAAACTTATAAGAATGGAAAGAGAGGACTAAGAAATGAGATTCAAAGACGTAGTAAAAGTAACAAAGGTAGAAACAAAAGAGTACGGAAGAGGAAGAAACAAAGGGGAATTCCAGATCGTAACTTGTGAAGGTACATTCTGGTCAGGAAAAGCTTCTATTTTTCCGGAAGATGATAGCCAGTACATGGAAAAAGGAGATTATGAGATTGAATTTTATCTGAGAGTTTCTGAAAGCGATGGAAAATTTTACATCAACCCAGTGATCATTCCGGAATCAGTAAAGGAGAAATAAATGAACATCTATCAACCTGATGGATGGTTGGATATTGGCAGGTTAAACAGTTTACCTGCCAATTTCTATATCATCATAGGTAGCAGGCAGGTAGGGAAAACATATTCCTGCTTTCAACATATCATGAACACGTATGTGAAAAATGATATTCCTTTTATTTTTATGCGACGAACCGGTCCGGAGCTGCTAGGTTGCCTGTCTGATAATCCATTTGACAAGGGCTATAATCCAGATCATGGGACAGCATATAAGTTTGATAAGATTAAAGGAATACGGCCGGACAGTCGTTTGAATATCGTTGATGGACTGAATGAGAATAAGATCATTGGATCTGCCTTTAGTTTATCGGGTCTTGTATCCAATCGAGGCTTTAACGGAGACCCCTATCAGTGCATCATGTATGACGAGTTCATTCCCGAAAAAATTAAGAAACGGATGAACGGAGAGAAAGAAGCTTTTGAGAACGCATACATGACAATCAATTCTGTCCGCGAATTAAAAGGTAGACCAGCGGTCAAAGCATGGTTATTATCCAACTCAAACAGCATTGAGAGTCCTATTCTGGAAGCTTTTGGTTTGGTAAACACGATAACCAGAATGCAGAACCGGGGGCAGGAATTCTGTTTTCTACCTGAGCAAAAGATCTGTGTAGTAAATGTAGCGGAATCAAAGATTTCAGAGCAGTTAGCACAGACTGCATTATTTAAAGCAGTGCAAGATCAACAGTTTAGAGGAATGGCATTGCATAATACCTTTGCATATGATGATTTTAGCTGTATTGGAACAGAACCGATCAATGAATATCGGTTACTGGTATCAATCGGTAATATTAACATATACGAGCATAAGGCGCATGATCTGTATTATGTCACACTGCACCGAAGAGGAACAGGAAAATCTTTTCCGGATAATCTGTCTGGCAGACACAGGTTTTTGCAAAATTATATCTGGCTACAAGATAAAGTTATTGCAGAACGTGTAACGTTTGAAAACTATGAATTAAAGTTAAAATTGTTTGAATATCTAAAAATAAAAGGCTAGGAAAATTTCCTAGCCTTAATATTTTTATTCTGGCATTAACCAAGAACAGTATCACTTTTAATTGTGAATGGTTCCGTAACGATGCCGTTTACATGGAAAGTATCATATCCAGTCCCATTTGCCGAGCGGATTGCCATCCATAAACTACCATTGTATACTCGTAACGTGCACGGAACTGTTTTATAGGATCCATCAGCTGATGTCAGAATTGCTGTTGTTGGCAAGTCAAACTGGAATCCTCCCAGTATAAAGGACGTTTTGAAAGAAAAAAGTTCATAAAAAGAACCATCCCCCTTCATTGTAAAATCGGAAGTTCGGTTCATCGAAAATGATCCATAAAAAGCACATGAATCATTATGCTGAGAAGTTTCAATGATCGTAGAGCCTGTGAATCCGTTTTTAAAAGACACATTTGTGATTTTAACTCCTGCATGGATAACCGAAGCGTATCCATTTAAGATTGCATTACTGATTGCTTTTGCAATGGATTCTTCTCCCCATGTGTTCGGATGGACTCCATCACTGCCAAACATAGAAGTAGCATGAAATGCATTTTCTACACCACTCAAATACGTAATCCCGTTGTATTCACATCCAGAACAGTAACCATCACGAGGTATTATAAGCCCGACTCTTGTATCCATTTTCGTTGAATTGGCAATAAAGCCAACAAAAATCTGTGCATTCGGATAAAGTTTGTTTGCCTGTTTTTTAAAATTGAAAATGGCATTAATCAGATCTGTGTCTGATTTGTTTATGTCATTAAACCCGCCACAGACGATAATATTTGTTACCTCGTCATTTTTAAAATGATTGCTTGTCTGATTCAAGAGTGTTGCAAAGGTCGTACCGTTTATAAATCCTGCACCACCAAGTGAATTTGAGAAAAAGTTATCATCCGTTAAGCCAAGATAACTTTTAACCAATGCAGGCCATCCAGTCACATTACCATCCGGATTGTAGCCCTCTCCGTAGCTATCGCCAATACAGATCGTTTTTCCGTTAAAATCAAACGTCCGTCTTGATCTGTCTGTATATTTAGATGCAGAAGCAAGACCGTCTGCCACAGCTTTTGCTACAATACGTCCAATTTCTCCGGAAGTTATCCATTTTTTCACTTCATCATCTACGATCTTCTGTGCTGTACCTTTGATATCAGCCCACTCTTTTGTTACGATATCGACTGCCTCAACTGCTTTTTTCACGTTTTCGATGATCCAATCAAGGTTTAAGTCTGACATCTGACTAGATGGATAATTTCTAAAGTTAAACATTACCATTCCCCCCTTAATAAATCTTGCATAAATAAACTAGCAGCATATCCATAAAAGGATTGTTTCCTTAATTTGAGTTCCGACTCAATCATCTGCTGACTGGTCGTTACTCCGATATTACCATGGATCCTGCCATCATGCGTCGTAGTTCCGGTTTCCCGGTTAGTGTTGCTATAGTTGTTCTTCCCGTTTGATGTGTTGGAACTATCGGACCGTGTTCTGTCCTTCGCCTGGTAATCACTTGAGTTGTAAGCTGATACATCGCCATATGCGTTGGAATTTTCATTCCCTGTCATGGTTGATTCATTATTTCCTGATTCACTCCGTGTGATATCCGGACTGTCTGTCCAGTGTTCTTGCCGGTCATAGTTCTCGATCGGATTATATTCTGCATGCAGTGCATTCCATGTCTGTCTTAATGATTCTTGCCATTTATCACACCACGCTGGGATTGCTGTATCACGCATAAAATAAAAGTCCGGATACACGACGCCAAGCATTCCATAATCAAGGAGCAACGTATTGGTAAATGCTGTCTTATCAACACCATCCGGAAGACGTAAATTATCGAATAAACTATCATCATACTTTACCAACCCGATCAGCGTCAATCTACTCGTCATAAGCAATCTTCCTCTCTTCCTGTTCAAACTTTCGCATCTTAATCTTAAGGTTAAGATCTGGAAAAATCGTGTTAGCTACTTTTGCATCTTTCTGCATGGTGTCAATCCATGTTGTCAACCTGGTTACGGACTCAATGTTATTGACATTAACTTCTGCAACGTTCATCCGTTCCTTCTTTTCCGTATTAGCTGACGGAATGCCAACTTCCGTGTCAAACTCATCCAGGATACGTTCAAATGCAAGCAGCAGCTTGTCCGCGATAAAGTTCTTTGAAACGTCCTGGTTAAACTGTGTCCAGGGTTCTTCCGGGTCTGTTTCGGAACGCTTCCAACTTTCCGGATTAACCGCTACCGCGGGCTCTCCCCTGCTGATCTTGTCAAATACGACTTTTAAGGTTTCTGCACCACCTTTTGTCCGGGATGCAAGAATGAAAGCTACTTTTGAGTTAAATAAACTCATATCCATTGACTCTGATGTCATTGCCAACTTGTAAGCGTAATAGCTGATGATGTCATAGCATCCGCAATAATCCGGACGCATATGGATCAATGCACAGTCTTTTCCGATTCGGTACTCTGCTGTGTTTAAAATAAGAGGATTTGTATAGGTTGCATATGCAGGCCGATAATAAATATCAATCCCAGTAAGTGTTGGATACTGTGCAATCGTGCCAAACTTATCATTTTTAAACACTCCGAAGTATCCACCTGCAATCAGACAAAATTTGATGAATGGGATGTCAATACTGTCCTTGCATGTAATGTCAATGACCGAATAGAGACGTTCATACAACATCTCTTCAAAGAAACCAGTAAGCTGTGAATTTTTCACTACGATTGACGGACTTATACGGTTCATTCTAACGTTGATGCTTTCATAGTTTAAAGGTAACATGCTCTCACTTCCTTTCCTATTCGATATAGCAACCAGAATTTAAGTACCCATTGATTCGCTCGATCTCCGGCTGATATGCTCTTAATACATAGACACTTGCATCTGAACACTGCACATATCCGACGATTGTGTTAAGTTTCATAGGCGTGTGCCAATAATATCCAGACGAACCAAAATTTACTCCCTGAGCCTGTCTGGCGTGGCAGTAAAGACGGGGGATTGAATATTGCCGAAGCAATGCAACAGATCCCATACTTCCTAACGTGTTGACATCCGGTTGGAATCCGGAAAATAATCCTGCCCCGCTTCCATGCACGATGCTTCCTACTGTATTCATGATCCCTGTCGTTACTCCGCCCATCTGACCGATCTGGTATGGTACACCAAACTGACAGGATAGTGACTGTATGATCTCTGCACCATTTTTAATCTGACAGAGTGCTGTCCCAGTCGTCATATCAACGGTGTACTGGATATCCAGCACGTTATCCGTCAATGTCTGCATACTAAATGGGATTGTACCTATCGCCGGAAGAGCTAACCAGTACTGGGAAAAATTGGAATCAAAGTATCCAAACGCATTGGTATCATAGAGTGGGTTTGATGGATTAATCTTAAAGTACATGTCGATCGTATCGTTGGGAGCTACTTTCTTTGCATTAATTCCGGAAGCTGTCCAGAATCCCATTTTAATGGTAGTCACAGCAGTTCCAGAATATTTTGCATAGGAGAGTGGTATCCAGATAACTGAAGTAATGTACTTAAATGGATTAAACACACTCTTCACTGCTTCATCTTGCAAAACATCGGTAAAGTTACCAGCATTGCAAGTATAGTTAAGAAGTTCCTGTAGTGATGCATAATCCATCATATAATTGACAAGTCCATCTGCATTGGTCACACGGACTAAAAAAGATCCTGTATCACTCCACCAATCACTATTCTTCGCGGATGCTACGGAATCATACCATTCATACTTCGGATATATCAAGGGGTCAGACAATGTCCACTTCTCCGGAACTTTCGAACAACGTTCGACCGTGAACGTCTGTGCTGTAATGGAACTCTTAAAGCTTGCTAGCACGTCTACATCAAGGTCTATCTGACAGCTAGTGGTGTTTATTGCAGTCACATTCTGTACAAAATAGTAACGTCTGAAATCCGGAATATATGCATAATTGATGGTTGTCCAACTGTCCAGACCTACGATAATGATAGAGGGATTCATGATTGATGTATTTTCTTTTAATTTACAATCAAGGGAAGCCACCGGTTTATCCGGTGGCTGTTTGCTACTATTTACTCTTTTTGATACTGAATAAAGATTAACTTCCATATTCTTTCTCCTTAAAGAACGTATGGCTTGCCGCATGCATACGTACAGATCCAGCCGGACGGTGTACGCATCCAGGTAGTTCCATTGACGTTCTTAAGCGCTTTACATGTAACCCGTGTGCCTTTGGAATATTTCTTCAAGACTTCGCCGTTCGGTGCATAAGAACGTACTCTTAATCCGTCAACCTGTACGGTGTACACTTTACCAATGGTAAATTCAGAAGAACTAGATTCTGTTCCTGCATATCTTAAGTGATATGTCCAGCCATAGGACGGCGTATAGAAATCGCGGACACGGATTTCACGGCCGGAGGAATCTCCTTTTTTATGATCGAAGTCTCCGGATGCAGTAACAACTTTATAGTCTGTAACCGCAATGACTACGTGCTTACCAGGTGTCAAGTAGATGTCTCCTGCTTTGCACCTGCCAGATACTTTCTGCCATCCTCTCTTTGTAAGCTGACTGTACAGATTGCGTGTTGTGCTTCCTGCATTCACATCACAACCGCCTGCCCGAAGGCAGTAGGCGGTTAAGGAGGAACAGTCAAAGTCCGGGTTACCTCCCCGGCGTGCCTGGGAATACCCATGACTGTTATCGTTTGCAATGGCAATCGCTGTATTGATCATATTATTTAAGTTCATCTTTTTTGACCTCCAGATGTTCCAGAATCTTTTCCATCACAATGGTATTGTTCTGGACTGCATTGCTAAGTTTATCAACTTCCTCTTTATGTGTCTGATCACTTTTCCAGTACATGTACAGGACGATCAGACAGCAGACGATCGGGAAACCGAGAGAACTGATTGCTGTTAAAATTGTCTGTTCCATTGGAAAACTCCTTTCTAGTTGCCCCATTTTTCAATCAATATAGAAAGAAAAAAATTCTGATTCAGATGAAGTTGTAATAGAAATAGAATTAATTGTTGACGGAAACTCAAAACTTTTCTGATTTACACTATTCATATGAATTAATATTCCATTATCATCATCATTAATTTTTAATCTAAACGCTGAAGTACTCCCGGCATCTAACCATATCTTTTTTGGTTTTTTATTTGGAAACGTTAAATTTACGGGTCTTTTTACATCAATAACAAACGAGATATACCCATTATCTGGAAATACCATATTAAGCGTCCTCTCCCATAACGAACACAACACCGTTGTGTGTGTAGTTGTTCCAATAGTTCTTGCGATAGTGAACGTATGTGTTGTAATAATCGCCTGCTGCATTGACCGGAGTAGTGATTGTCTTTGTAAACTGATAGTTTACACCGACTGCACGACGGTCGAAGATACAGCCTAATACGTACGGCAGTTCTATATTGGTAGTTGCATCTTTTGATTCTCCGGTTGCAAGATCTAAGATGTTTGGTTTGATCTTGATCTGCTCTGGGTCTTTGATTGACTGCCAATAATTTACGAACTCAACGTCCGCAATCTTAAGGTATTTATCATTAAATGTTGCAGACAGTACACTTGTCTGTGCCTGTTTCCAAAAGCTATTGAGCATGATGAACTTCTGGTATTCTTTCGGCGTGAAACGTAAAATATCCTGACCTGTAAAGTTGGCATGGTACATGGTAGAACGCTCTGTCATGCAATCAGACAGATTCTGAACGTATGCAACAAACCACGGAACAAAGTCTTTTGCCTGGGTTGTTCTAAGCTGCAATCCTGTATAAGTTGTTCCATGTTCTGTGTTGTACTCCTGTGTCAAATCTACTTCATATAATCCCATTGCTGATACACCAGCAATGTAGTTGCAGATTGCAAGACGTCTGCCTGCTTCCATTGCCTGCTCAATGTCATTGCGGAATTCAGTCATGACGGATGTGTAGAAGTTGGAAAACTCCTCAACAGAACGGAAAGCCTGGGATAACTGATCGTTCAGACGAGTAATATGGTTCTGCTCTTTTTTTGTACCGTAAAACTTAAGCTGCACTACTTTTGGCTTTTTAATCTTGTACATATCAACAGAATTGCCATCATCGAACTGAGTAGTATTCAGATCTGTGTTGGTATCTTCGGATGCTTCCTCGTCCTGATGTAACGGTACTGTCTCCAATGTAATTGCACCCCAGCGTTCAGATGTTTCATCAATAATCTTTACTTTTCCGATATACGGTGTGTTTGGAAAATAATTTGACATGAAAGTGACTGCCATAGCATTCATGATGTTTTCCGTACCTGAACGGAGCATTTTTTCCCCTACGGATACAAAGCTGGTCGCATCAATGACAGCGATTTCTTTTGTTCCAAACATTTGTGAGTTCATGTCGTTGACGATCTTATAGACGTCAACCGGTGTTAATGAGTTCAT